AGATGCGCCAGCCGTCCACGTATTGCCGTTGTAGGTCTTGTTGGTAAGGGCATCAGTAGTTGCCCTGCCGACAAGCGTATCTGTCGATATGGGCAGCGTAAGAGTGCCAGTATTTGAGATGCTTGCAATGACAGGCAGAATAAGTGTCTTGTTGGTAAGAACGTCAGTGGTTGCCCTGCCAACAAGCGTGTCAGTAGATGTCGGTAAAGTCAGCGTGCCGGTGTTGACGATGGTCGCAATGACAGGCGCGGTGAGTGTCTTGTTGCTCAGCGTGTCTGTCGTTTCCTTGCCGACAAGAGTATCCGTGGCCGTAGGCAGCGTTAGAGTGTTGTTCCCCGCGACGGCGGGTGCCTCGACCGAAATCTGTCCGCTTGTGTCGCCGGAAAAAACAACGGCGCTCATTACAACACCACCCAGCGAGAACCGGAAGAAACTGTGACGGCGACACCAGAGGCTACCGTGATGGGACCTGCGCTCATACCGCTTCGCCCTACCGGAATGGTGTAGTTGCTCGACACCATCAGGCTGTTTGTGATGATGCCGTTACTGGCCTGTAAGACATTTGCAGAAAGTTCCCCTTCAACCGTGGCGTTTCCGAGGTTGTCCTCGACCACCATGGACGAAGCGATTGGCAGCATCGCCACCCGCTTGGTGCCAGATGTAAACGTCACAGTCGCATTGGCATTGGAAGACGAGATGATCGCAGTGCGTACCAGATACGAACTGCTGCCGGTGAGAAGGTAACTGCCCTCTCCAATCTCCCATTCGTCGTCAGCGTCTGTGTTTATGATCAAATACTGGCAGGTATCGCCAGTGGTCATCTGACTGGCAAATGTCCGGTAAGACGTTTGATATACGCCTTCAAGGGTCATGTTGCCGGTTCCGGTGGAAGTTGAGGATTCCTGAACACGGTCAGCTTTAACAAATGCCATTTTAAGATTTCTCCAGAACTTCCATGAGTCCCTTTGTAACCAAAGCCTCAAGGTCCTCGCGGTTCATCCTCGCGGGGGGATTACCATTCAAGGGATCAAGCAAGTCTCCCACGGGTCCGCCCCCTCTGAGCGATCCCATTTCCACGAGCCCCGACTCGATTGCCACCTGTATCCATAGCTCCGGGTCTTGCTGCGTTCTTTTCCCCGGAACGTATTTTCCCAGAGAGAATGGCAGCCGGTATTCCGGCTGTTTGAACACCCGTACTTTGTCCCAGTTTATTTTCTTTGACCGGCCTCTCGATTGCACCGGGGCTTTCGTAGTCGAAGAACTCGGTGAGGCCGCCAAGGCCTTGCCTGATGGTGCCGCCTTCGGCGTACCCACCCGGTTGCATGGCTCGCGAGACATAGTTGGCCCCCTTGGTGCCCTGTAAAAACCGGGGCATTTTAACGTATCTGGATTTGTCTTTGTATTTTTCGGCGCTAGGGAGGCCCCTCATTACTAGCCCTTACCGACGTTCAAGGAGCCAACGGAAACTGCCAACTCTGGCGCAAAGTCGGGGTCTTCGATGTCTTTCTGAGGGAGCTTCGCCAGAACGTCCAAGTGCGCCTTGTGTGCCGGATCATCCAGCACCTCGACGCCTAACAGGAATACACCGCCTTCCCGCTCTATCGGATTAAGAGCGGCAGACGGCGTGGAGAGGCCGCGCACGCTGTCGGCTTCAGTTGAGGTTAGAAGGATGAACATAGGCATCAGACATTCGCTCCGACTGAGGTCGCCCACGCCTGCACCGCGTTGTAGCGCGCAAGACGCTGCGCTTGACTGAGCGCGGCACCGACAGCCGAGAACCCAATCGAGGCCGCGCGGAAGCCCGCCGCCGTTCCAACGTTGTTGTAAGCGCCGAGGAAAATGCTGTTCGCGGGAAGCGAAACCCCAACCGCAGCCGGGTCAACCGTGCGCGTCATGCTGACGCCGTTTTTTGAACCATAGACATCGGTCACAGCCGCGCCATTCCGGCCGCCTTGCGTGAGGCCGAGGCTGCTTGCGGACGGCAGCGTAAACGTAGCCGCCGCGCTTCCCGCTTGAACGAACGCGTTTCCGGCGGCTCGTGGGCGCATGGTGATGGCGCGACTCAAGCTGTTGATTACGCCGGCCGCGTAGGTGTTCGCGCTCAACTCCGCGCGCTCGTAAACCTCCAGATGGATGGAGGTGGCCGTCATCACCGCCGCGTGGGTCAATGGAATGAAACCTGTGTCGATGTACTGCGTCGTGCCGTTGAAGGCGTACCCGCGATCCGTCGTGAAGGTCGGTGAATTGGTCGCCACGGCAAGCCTGCGCTGCTTCAGGGAGGTGAGAGCCTGCGCGAGGTTCTCGGCCCACAAGCCCCAATAGTCATCCGTCAAATCCCATGCTCCGGAAGCCCTCTCAGCAGCGATGAAGGTGCCAACGATAACCGCGCGTCCAGCCGACACCGTGCCACCGTTGGCCACGACACTGGCAACCCATGCGTTAAGGGTGTCTAGCCCGCTGCCCTGCGTTGCAGACGACATCAGGATATCGGAGAAGCGCATCAGGTGAAGTTCCCCACGCCGACCACAGCGATGCTTGCGCCGGTTGTAACCTTCCACGCCCCGGAGACGCTAAAGCAGCCAATCGGGACGACGATGGGACGAAGGTCTGCCAACGTGCCGGTCGTGAACGTGTAAATGACCGTCGCGTTGTCGAGGACCGTGGTTGTTCCCGCCCCCGTCGTCGTGGGCTGCAAGATGACGTGGCTGAGATAGTCACCCGCCGCGCCGGTCGCGCCTAGAACTTGCGCCGTCTGCCCGGCTGCTACCGTCTCGTACTGAAAACCAGCGGGGACAACGGAAAAGCTGGCGCTTGGCGCTTTCGCGCCACCGCCGATGACCTCTACCAGAGTTGCATTGCTCATCAGACCATCCCTCCCGACTGGATAATGCGCCCAGTAAGAGACTGTGGGCTGGCCGCCGTCGTGATAACAAAACGCACAGCGGTCACCGGATTATTGATTGTGGCATCTGCCGTGGCAGTCTTGGAGACCATGGTCGCGTGGTCGAACCACGTCTGGGTGCCGTTGGGCCAAGTCGTCGCCTGCACATCGTCGTAGGTGTACTGCAACTTGTAGGTTGCCCCAGTCACGGCTGTAACAGCAACCGAGATGTTTGCGGGAGGATAGACATCCAAGGGAATGATCTGGCTCGTGCCAAGCCCGTTGACTCCAACGGTAATGGCACCCGCCGCAGCCCCCGAGATGGTAACTCCGGTGACTTCTTTGAAATACTTGGTGGTCGCAACGGTTTCGTTGTTGGGTCCGGTAATAGAGGTCTGGGATATCGTGTTGCCGTCACGGTCGCGTCCCGTAACGTCTAACGTCCGATTGGAGATATCCGAGCCTGAGTAAATCGTGACGATCTGGGGGGAGGCGAACGTGGCCACACCACCCGTGGCGAGAGCGCCATTGATCGTGACCGCACCCGCGCCTGCTGGCGTCTGGGATGCGGCAACGCCGTCAGCATCGAGAACTGATGGCGAAAGAGAAACTGTAATGGGTCGCATAATTCATCCTCTACAAAGGATTACCGCGCAAAAATGGCCCGTAACCGGAGCTACGGGCCAAGTCTGCGAGGAGGAAGCCGGGAGTGACACCGGCTATTAACGCCCGGAGTGGAGGCGTTAATCCAGTTGTTAGGTCGGGTTGACGGCGATGCCGCTGGTGGCGGCGACTACGCTTGCACCGTCAACGTAGATTTGACCGCGCGAGGTGGCGTCGGTGCCGAACTCCGTGATGCCGACCAGCGTGCAGTCCTTCATCAGAAGGAGACCGCCAGCGGAGGCCGGAAGCGTTACCAGACCGCTCATCGTGGTCGAACCCGACTGCGCGGCGTTACCGAACGTGCAACCCCGGAAGAGGGTCGTGCGGTCAATGCAGTTTGCACCCGTACCAAGGATACCAATGGTGGTAGCCGAAGAGGTATAGAACGGGAAGTTACAGCCAATGAACTCGTTGCGCGGGGTCGCCTCTGCCAGTTCAAGAGTGGCGTTAGCCACCGTCTTGGTCACAGTATCGAGGCCCATCGTGCAGTTGACGAAGCGATTCTCGCCCGTGCCGCTGACCAGCAGGCTACGACTGGTCGTTGACTGCGCCGAAGCCGCGTCACCGGCACCGCCAAACGTGACGTTCTCAAAGTAGTTACGTCCGCCCGTGACAGTGAAGCAAATCTGGCTTGCCCCTCCGGTCGAGAAGCCGTTGAAAAAGGACACGTTCTGGATGATGCAGCCCGAACCAGACATCGTCACGAAGTTACCCGACCCGAAGGTCGCCATCGTATAGGTGCCGGTGGGGGGAGCAAAACGGGAACGGCTGTTCAGGGTCGGGGCCGCCATGCCAACAATGTGAACCGCGTTCTTGCTCAGAACGAGGGTGCCAGCCGTGACCGTCGAATCGACAGCCACAGCATTCGCCAGCGACAGACGCTGCGAGCCCGTGGACAGACCATTATCAACGATGACAATGACATCATTGTAGCCATCACGGGCATTCGCATAAGCGGAATAGATCGTCTTCTTCGGAGACGAAGCATTACCGTTATAGCTATCAGACCCGTTGACATAATCGACAAAGATGACTCGACCATTGGTCAGCGGGATTCCGCTGATACCCATGGTGGGGACGCCATCGACAAGAAGACCGTTGAGAAATTCAGTGGTGGTATCAGACATTAAAGCCTCCAGAAAAATTGGCCAACGCTACGCGGAGGGAAGGACACCGGGGAACTGATTGGTCCCCCGGTGTTAAGACAGGATTATCAGCTTGCGCCGGGGCTACCGTACATGCCGAGAGGATCAGAGACGCCGAACGAATAGCGGGCGCGTGCCCGATACCGCACATTGCCCGTATCGAAGTCGCCGTCCATGGAAGTCTTCATGGGCATGCGTTCGAAGTGCTTCAGGCCATTCGGCACATCCGTCTTCAGGAACCAAGCATTGGTGTCCGTCAGGTAATGGTTGACCGTGTAGCCTTCCGGGATCGACCCGTTGTTCTTGATCGCATTGATGTCGTTGTTCGCCACACCGACACGAAGTTCGGTCTGGAGAAGACGAGTCGCAACGAACATGAGAGCCGTCGGAATGATCAGCTTGCGAGGCTGGGCTGCAATCAGCAGTCCGCGTTCGTCAAGCCATCCGGCGATCTGGATGACAGCCGCTTCCAGCGAGGTCTCGTTGAGGTCGGCACCCGTCGTCGGACGATTGCTGTTGGTGCCACCGCTGACCAGCGGATGGTCCGTAGCAAACAGACGCTTGCCATCGCCGTACAGGAAGCTCGCACTGAAGCCATTGTTGAGAATGGCAGCAGCCTTGACCTGCTTGGTGTAGGCCATCGAGCGAGCCAGCGCCTTGGTGTACCGGGTCGAGAGCGAGTCATACAGGTTATCTTCCATCGCTTCTTCAGTGATGGAGAAACCCATGGCTACCGTCTCATGGGTATACCGCGCCGTCCAAGCTTCCTGCGCGTTGTCGTAGGCGATGCCTTCGCCTTCCGCCTTGACCGGGGCTGCCGCAAACGTGGCGAGCTTGGTCTCTTCTTCGAACGAACGCTCGGAAGTCTCCGTATCGAAGATTTCCGTGTCTTCGTTTTCGTACTTCTTGTACTCCAGCCCAAACAGAGCGTTGAGACCGGGGAGCAACTCCTTGAGGAGTTGTGCGCGTGAAATTGCCATTGTCTAATGCTCCCTTAGATCGCGAGTGCGCGCTGATAGGCGTGCATTCCGAAGTTCCAAGAAACCAGAACGTCGGGGTAATCGTCCGTAGGGGCAAGGCAATCCTGTGCAATGCCAGCGGCAATGCCGGGTTCTACGTTGTTACCGGCCCAGCCGATAATACGCAGCGGCAGGGTATCGGTCGTAGCGACCGTGGACACATCCAGAGTGACGCCGCTGTTGCCAGAGGTCGTCACGCCCGCACCCTGAACCACACCAGCGTTGTTGAACAACATGGTCTGGGTCATGGCCGCATTACCCTGAATCCTGAAGACCGTGGACGGGTCATCGCAGACATAGGCAATGGAAAGCGTCGAGTTCGCCGGAACGGTGTTCGCCGTGTACATCTGGCGGAACGTCGCTCCGTAGGTCGGGTCCATGTACGACACGCCCATGAAGATGCCAATCGGCGTCAGCGTGGAGGTGCCAACATCCTTAGCGATGGTGCCGGTATCAACGAGTTTGACGACATCACCAAAGAAGATGCTCGTAGCGTAGTTGGATGCGATAGGCAGCATCCGGGTCGAGCCTGCAAAAGGACGGCCACCGATCAAATTGACCGGC